CAAGTGGTAACGCAAGCGTCCTCCTACAAACAGCAAGTGGAATCCACGCCGAACACTCGCCCATGTACATCAGAAACATTCAAATGAATAAAGAATCTGAAATTACACAGGCGATTATTAAATCAAATCCATACATGATTGAAGAATCAGTTTGGTCTGCTAATGGTACTGACGTTGTGATATCATATCCTATCGTACCGAGAAAAGGATCTATGTATAAAGATGATTTGGTTGGTGTCAAACATTTGGAACTGGTTGCAAAAGCACAAAAGCACTGGGTCATTGCTGGTACAAATGAGGAACTTTGCGCTGATGAAGGTGTTCGTCATAATGTCTCTAATACTATTATTGTTGATGATTGGGACGAAGTAGAGAAGTATGTATTTGAGAATCGTTATTCATTCTCAGGTATTTCGTTCCTCTCTATGATGGGTGATAAAGATTATAATCAAGCACCTAACACCGCTGTGATTGATGAAAAGCAAATGATTAAACAGTATGGACCTGCAGCAATATTCGCCTCAGGACTTGTAGTAGATGCTATGAAAGTATATCCTAATCTATGGGATGCCTGCTCTACTGCACAAGGGTTCGGTCTTGATATTACTTTAGAGTCCTCAGAAAATTCTGCAAGGCAGGATTGGAACAGGCGATATGAAAACTTTGCAAACAATTATCTAGGTGGAGATTTGAAGAAAGCAGAATACTGCTTGAAAGACGCATACCTATTCCACAAGTGGAATAAGATTCAACAAAACTTAGCAGAAGTAAATTGGCAAGGTGATATCACCGAGCAAGTATTTACTGAGGTCGATACTATGGGTGCTGCCGCTTGTGCTGGCGGTGCTTGTGAAATTGACTTCTAGTCCTTGTGTACAAATATGTACACTCGTTAATTCAATCTGCATTGGTTGTGGTAGAACTTCAGAAGAGATTCGCGAATGGTTTACTGCGACCGATGAAAGAAAAGAAGAAATAAAGGTGGATTGTGGGAAACGAATATCGGACTGAGTGTGAAGAATGCTATGCGGTTTGTATAGTTGTAGCAGAAACTGGTGAAGAACCAGAGTTCTGTCCTATGTGTGGTAGAAGAGTTGAACCTGAAGATTTATCGGAGTTATAATGTCATTTTTAGTTCACAATATTCCTATAGTACCTGTATTTGTAAAGAAAGAATATCTTTATGATTTAGAATATGGGCATGGTGAAGTCACTCCTGGCGTTTGGATAAGTGTAAAGAGTATAATGGGGAAAGCATTATATTTCGAAACTTTACTTACTGATTATGGTGCTTTGTTTGATAAACTTCCAATATCAGCATTTGTATGGAGAGAAGATTATCTTCATTCGGAACAACTTTCACTCGATACATTACAAATATGGGATTGCTTCGATTATGATATAACTGTCATCAAGAAACCGATGTTAGGAGATTGTCAATTTTTTGGTAAAGATAAAAAGATGCACTCAGGAGAATATCTTTTCACCATTGATAATGCTCATAGAGATAAAAGTATAATTGATACGAACTTCTCTGAACATGATCCGGAGCATAAATCTTTCAACATTATAAAATTAGATAACGGTCAGTTTGCCGCACAACCAAATAATAGAATAATATTTACGGATCAAAGTTTGGTGCATCCAGATAGGAAAATGCCAGACTTCAAAGTTTGTACTCAAAACTATACAGTAGAAAATACACCGAAGTGGTCAGTTGGTCACACTGATGAATGGCAATATAAAACAGAGGAAGAAGAAAATGAAATGGATATATGATAATTGGAATGCTGTAATGAATGCGAATATTAATCCGCTGAGGCATATTCCTGATACAAATACAAGACATATGGTGCTACAAGTATTAGCATGGATGTGGTGCATGGTTTTCGGTTTCTATGTCGGGAGTGTTACTGCTTTCGGTATTAGTGCGGTGGCACACGCTGTTATTCTTGCTGCTATTATGATTACAGTCGCAGTATTTGAAACAGCAAAAACTAATCCAAATTTTTTTCTAAAAGAAAATGGATATCATAGTTTCCCTCGTGCAAGGCAACATATGTGGATCAATGGTGAAAAGGTAAAACTTGATAAGAACGATCCTGGTGGTGAACACGAATAATATATAATTGTATGTGGTTATATGATGGACAACCTTACGATGAAACCCCAGATCAGTACCAAGGATTTGTGTACGTTATCACAGAACTGGATACGGATAAAAAATATATCGGTAAAAAGAACTTCTGGCGTCCAAAAATATTACCAAAAAATAGCAAAAGAACTCGACGGCAAAGAACCAAAGTCGAGTCCGACTGGCGAAAATATTATGGATCTAATAAAGAACTTCAAGTACTCGTTGAACAGCGAGGGGAAGATCGTTACAAAAGAGAGATCCTAAAACTGTGCAGAACTAAAGGTGAAATGTCTTACTACGAGGCGAAACTGCAGTTTGAGCATGACGTTTTACTCAGAGACGATTATTATAATGAGTTCATAGGATGCAAGATTCACTCGAGACATTTACCAAAGAACTAAAAGAATTCTATGGAGATCGTCTCCCCAACCCAGAACATTACCCAAAGTCGTTTGACTATCTGGTAAAAATTTTCATTTATTTTAAAAAAAGATGAAAAAGAGCTTTACTTTTCTGTAATTGTATGATACAATATATCTACAATTGAAGAGGAGTCTTGTTATGAATGAAGTAGTCCGTGATATCCAAGTTCTTGAGAATCTTGTGATTGCAATGAACGAAGGTGCTTCCGATGAAAAGCGGATGGCACTCTGGGCAGTTGAACGATTGCTCGAAGAGAAAAAAACAATTGTTGAGCGATTTGAGGCAGAGATGGAAATACTCGCCGAAGCGCAGTGTTCTTAGAGGAGAATATATAATGTTCTTACAACGTGGAGATAGAGTAACACTCAAAGGTAAGTCCCGTCATGGGAAGAATCGTATCAATCAGTTTGGTGATTCTTTTACTATCGTTGATGTTCGTGATAATATTGCTACAACTGCTCATCGCGGTTGTATGGGTCCATTCGCCTTCTTAAATTCGGATCAACCTAATTTGTTAGAAGGTAGTCGTTGGATCTCTCTGAGAGACGATCCGGATTTTGAGGTAATTACATTTGAGTTAGGAAAGTCATGATACTTGTAGATTTCAGCGGTATCGCTATCGCAACGATTGTTATTAACAAAGTGAACGAAGAAGGTATGCTTCGTCACATGATTCTCAATAGTCTTAGAATGTATAATGCTAAGTACAAGTCTGAGTATGGTGAGATGGTTCTTTGCTGTGATGGTCCAAACAACTGGCGCAGAAATTATTATCCGCAATACAAAGCGAATCGTAAGAAGTCACGTGAAGAATCAGACTTTGATTGGGAAGAAGCATTTCGTATCATGCATCAAGTGAAAGACGAAATCAAAGAAAACTTCCCTTACAAAGTCATTCATATTGAAGAATGTGAGGCAGATGATATCATAGGAACTATCGTACAAAATACTCAAGAGTTTGGTGAGTATGAAGAAGTTATGATTGTATCTGCCGATGGTGATTTCAAGCAACTTCAAGTTTACGATAATGTAAAACAGTTTTCTCCATTATTGAAAAAAGAGGTAAAGGACGATGCTCCCAGAGTAAACTTAATCGAAAAAATATTGAGAGGTGATGCCGGAGACGGTGTTCCTAATGTATTATCCGATGACGATGTATTTGTAGACGGACGGAGACAAACACCTCTGTCTAAGAAAAAACTTGAAGCATTCAAAGAGGATCTAGCAGATGGTGAATTATTGTATGCCGCATCGTGGTATCGTAATTATTGTCGGAATGAAAAGTTGATTGACTTGACTCAAACTCCGGATAGACTCAAGAGTAAAATCCTCGATGATTTTCACTCTCAAGATCCATGGGATAATAAAGGGAAGGTCTTTCCATATCTTATAAATAAAAATATGAAAATGCTTATTGAATCTGTGGAGGAATTTTTATAGATGGTAAAATATATTTTCGAAATTCTTGATGAAGTGAGTAAAGCAAAATCAAAAGCAGATAAGGTTGCGATACTTAAACAGAATGAATCTTGGGCACTCAAAGATGTGATCCGAGGTTCCATGGATGAAACTGTGCAATGGTTATTACCGAAAGGTGAAGTACCATACACACCTTCAGAACCCCATAATCACCCAGCAAATCTTCTTAGAGAGAATACTAAGTTCACATATTTTGCAAGAGGTGGTAAGGGAATGCAAATAAAAGCATTCAAGCGAGAAAGTATTTTTCTCGGAATGTTAGAAGGAATTCATCCTGAAGATGCAAAAATCTGTGTTAATATGATAAATAAAAATATCCCAAAAGGGTTGACGAGACCCATCGTAGAGGAGGCGTTTCCAGGCTTGCTCAGAGATTAACCCCAACAATCAAGGAACTCATGTATCCACAACTCAAACCGTTAAAACAAAAGAAACTGTATCGACAAATCAAAAAACGTGAGGTTAAAGAAAAAAGAATAAGATTATACCTTATGAATCAAAATTGGTTGAAAATAAGAAAACAAAAAGACAGGCGAAGACGGAGAGTACTAGAAAGATTATGGAGAATGCGACAAGAATATTTGATGAGGACAGGTCAATTACCTATCCCAACTTTACAATAACACTTTACAAATCACAACAATTATGATATAATAGTGTATTGAATTGAAATAGAAGGTTTATCATGAATATATTTGTTTTACATCAAGATCCTGTTGTTGCTGCTCAAATGCAGTGCGACAAACACGTCGTGAAAATGATTGTTGAATCTGCGCAAATGCTGTCCACAGCACATCGTATGCTTGACGGCATGGTGACATTGAATCCATCCAAATCTGGTAAGAGGATGGTAAAGCATTATGATCTATATCTTGGTCAGGATGATCTAGAGGCAGAGGTTCTTTACTACAAAGCAGTTCATTTCAATCACCCATGCAGCGTTTGGGCACGCGAGAGTGAAGCAAACTATCGTTGGTTGTATGATCACTTTATTGCTCTTTGTGAAGAGTATACATACAGGTATGATAAGATTCATATGACTGCCAGAAAACTTGGTGCAGCACTATACTCTTATCCTAGGAATATTCCGGAAGGTAAGTTGACTCCATTCAAATTGGCGATGCAGTCAAATCCTGAATGTATGTTTTACAATGATCCAGTGAAATCATATAGGGCATATTACAAAACGAAACAAGAACGGTTCAAAATGGTATGGACTAAACGACCAGTTCCTTACTGGTTCAATGAAGAGGTGATATGATGGAAGCACTACTAATTATTGGCGCACTTGTTGCAGGTGCGCATTACATCGATAAGGATGAAGGAAAACAACAACAATTAATTGATCCGAATCCTGCGATTCGTGAAATCTTATATACAGGTAAAGGTCAATATGTACATAACATGATTGTTCAAGAAAAGAGTGAGGTACAATGGATAATCTCGACAAATTAGATTTTCTATACAAAGAAATCGCTTATGCTGAAAGTCAACTCGCACCACAAGATACTGGTCATATAAGTACTGCTATCAGTTGGATGCGCCACCGTGTAAAACAAGTGCAGGAAGAAGTACGAAATGCCAGTGTACACACTAAAAAGAATATCTACGAATGAAACTTGGGACGTTAATTGCACGTTTCATGAACTAGCACCTATGTTAGAAGATGATGATGTAATACGAGTTCTCACTCCTCCAAGATTTATTTCCATGGCAGGTTCTTTACATAGTAAAGTTCCTGATGGATTCAAAGATAAGTTAAAAGATATGAAATCAAAGTCTGGTAAAGGTAACACAATAAAAACATGAGGTTCATACATGAAAAAGTTAATCTCGGGTATGATGACTTGGACGCAAAGACTGGGAACAGTGGTCGGATATATTGTACTCCTAGTGGTAATATGCCTTCTATTACTACTGTCTTAAGCATATTGTCAGAAGAGAGTATCGCTAAGTGGCGAGCAAGAGTTGGAGAAGATGAGGCGAACAGGGTTGGGAGTCGCGCAGCAAATCGTGGTACGCAAGTTCACGCAATCATTGAAAGGTATCTTAGAAATGAAGACACTACAGAATATCTTCCGCACATTAGACAATCACTGCAAAACGTTCAGTCTATTCTTGACGAGAGACTTGGAGTCATCTATGGCCTCGAGATGGCTCTTTACTCTGATCATCTTGGGCTTGCTGGGAGATGCGATTGTATTGCTGATTTTGATGGCGTTAAATCCATCGTGGATTTTAAGACTAGTCGGCGTATAAAAAAGAAAGAAAATATATCAAATTATTTTGCTCAAATGTCTGGGTATGCTATTATGTTTGAAGAACGCACAGGTATACCGATTACAAATACAGTAATTATTATGGACGTTGATAATGAAGCACCTCTCGTATTCAAAGAGCATAGAGATAATTACACCAAACTCCTGCTTGATACAAAAGCAGAGTGGGATAGGAGGCAATTATTTCACTAAAAAAAATTAAAATAATTTGAAAAAAATGAGAAAAAGGGCTTGCTATTTTCACAAAAGTCTGATATAATATATGTATAAAATGAAAAGAGAGGAGTTCATTATGTCAGCAGTATCTGCAAAACCTTTATCCCCGAAAGGACTTCGTAAGTTTATTGAGTCTCTGCCAGCAGAGCGTAAACGCGAATCAATCGAACGTCAACTTCGTTTGCTTCCACGTTTCATCATGGAAGAAGTTGCTCGTAAACATCCAAGCGAAAAAGTTATCAAGCATCTAGAAGCTTGTCTCAAAGAAGTTCGTTTGCTTGCTCTTGTAGAAAACTATGGGAGGGAAGTGTAATGAGCACCATTTATCTAGATATGGATGGAGTTCTCGTAGACTTCTTCGGAGGCATCGAATTAAAATACGGTGTTGATCATTGGAAATCTATTCAGGATCGTGAAATCAAATTCCTAGAACTTCACAATACAGATTTTTTCCACACTCTTCCAATCTTTAGAGAAGATCGTGGTCCAAGACGCGCAGGTGCTAGTATCTCCTGTGAAATTCACAGACACGTTAAATCAGTCGCCGAGAAAAACGGAATGAGTTGGGGTATCTGTACTTCACCACTTCGCGGCGATCGCGATAACTCTGCATATTGGAAGCGTCGTTGGTTAGAAGATAAACGTTACATGCCTGATCTTGTAGAAAATCTTATCATTACATCCAACAAGCATAAATATGCTTGGAACAAATTAACTCGTAGACCTAATATTCTCATCGACGATAAACTTGAAAATATCAAAAGATGGAATGATGCTGGAGGCATTGGTATTCGCTTCCAGACTAACGAAGACGATCTTGAAGAATACCTATTTGTAGAATTGGAGAAAGCGATTGAACGTTCAAGAAATCCTTAACATGAGAACAGAGTTCGAGGATGTAACTGCTGAATTTAAATTAGAAAGGACTGGTTCCGATATAAATACACTAAAGTGGTTTATTGACAACGGACATAAGTCCAACTCACTTCGTAATGGATACCAAAAAGCATTACAGATTGCCGAGGCGATCATTACGGAGTACGAAAATGGCAGAAAAAACTACGATCGATCCTGATGCACTTCCAGGAGTTGACGCAAACGGTGATGGGCATATATCCACTGAAGAACTTGAAATGCATCTTGAGTTCAAACGTAAAGAACTTGAAGATGCTGATGCGCAAAGAGATGCTATGAGAAAAATGACTTGGTTTGCATTATTTGGTATGTTATTGTATCCAGCAACTATCTTGATTACAACTTTGATGGGGCAGGATAAAGCAGCACAGTTGATTAGTGATATCGCTCCTACATATTTTGTATCGATATCTGTATTGGTTGCTGCGTTTTTTGGGGCAGATGCTGTTAAAGGAAAATCTTCTGCACCTAAAAAATGAGTGTCAAATGGATGCTCGTGATGGTCACCATAGTAAACGGTGAACCGATCGCGGAAAAAGTGGATATATACAATGGACTAAACAAATGTTATGTCGCAAAGACAGAACAAGAATTTAAATATGATTTTAAAACAATGAAGCGAGATTGGGTGTGCGTTAGAATAGAAGGACACTGGGACTATCTTCTTCGTTATTAGAGGTTGCTATGGAATTGAAATTATATCACGGACAGTTATGCCCGATCATACACGTGAAGGATGCAGTTGATAAAGAAACTCGAGAAAGAATCTCGCAAGAAATCTTAGACTACAAAGCACAAACCGATATGACTCTGCCTTC